GCTACCTTAGTTACGTTGCTCATTGGCATGGGAAGTATTTTAATAGATCAACTTTTTTAAAAAGGAGGAAGTTATGATTTGGACAATATTAAATATAATAGTATGGGTGATTGCGATAGCCTCTTTGCTCTCCGCAATATCCCCTCTTACTAAAAGCAAAAAAGACGATGCCTTGGTAAAGAAAACATTGGGTAAAGTACAATGGCTCATTGATCTTTGTGCTTTAAATGTAGGCAAAGTTAAAGAGAGATTTAAAAAATAACGTGCAATGCCCTTACAGAAGTTTATATTCCGACCTGGAATAAATAAAGAAGGCACTGATTACTCTAACGAAGGAGGATGGTTTGATGCCAACTTAGTTCGTTTTCGTAAAAATTTGCCTGAAAAAATTGGGGGATGGGCTAAAAATACGCTTAATACTTTTCAATCTACAGCTCGAGCACTTCATGCTTGGGTAACATTAGACAGTACAAAGTATTTAGGACTAGGAACAACCTGGAAATATTATATTTTAGGGGGGAGTTCTTTTAATGACATCACTCCTATACGTTCCACTACTTCTGCAGGCGATGTCACTTTTGCCGCTACTAATGGGAGTGCAACAATCACCGCAACGGATAGTGCACACGGAGCAGTAAAAAATGATTTTGTTACTTTTAGTGGAGCTGCTAGTTTAGGAGGCAATATAACGGCTACCGTATTAAACACAGAATATCAAATAGCTACTATTGTTAATGCCAATAGTTATACGTTTACAGCAAGTGCTACCGCTAATTCTTCAGATAGCGGAAACGGAGGAAGTAGTGTGGTAGGAGCTTATCAAATTAATGTTGGCTTAGATGTTTATGTCCCCTCTGTTGGTTGGGGAGGAGGTCTTTGGGGAGATTCTACGTGGGGAGGTTCCACAGCATTAAGTGATGCTAATCAATTAAGACTTTGGTCACATGATAATTTTGGTGAAGATTTAATAATGAATGTACGCTATGGAGGTATTTATTATTGGGATAAATCTAATGGATTAACTACTAGAGCTATTGCATTAAGTGCATTAAGCAGTGCTAATTTAACCCCGACTAAGGCTTTATTCACTTTAGTTAGTGATATTGATCGACACGTTGTTTGTTTTGGAGCTGATCCTATTTCAGGCTCTGCTAGGACAGGAACCCTAGACCCTATGTTTATTTGCTGGAGCGACCAGGAAAATGCTGCGGAATGGGAGCCTTTATCTACTAATTCTGCAGGTTCATTTAAACTTTCTGCAGGCTCTACAATTGTAGGAGCAATACGAGCTAGACAAGAAACTTTAGTCTGGACAGATACTTCAATGTATTCTATGACATTTATAGGACAACCCTTTACCTTTGGGACCAACTTGGTGAATGAAGGAATTGGGTTAATTGGACCAAATGCCGCGGTTAATACTCCTAAAGGTGTATATTGGATGGATGCAAAAGGGTTTTATGCCTATACAGGACAAATAATGGATGTACCTTGTACTGTACAGAATTATATATTTAGTGATTTTAATCAAGGACAATCGTATCAAGTTTTTGGATTTTTAAATAAAGAATTTAATGAGGTGGGGTGGTTTTATTGTTCTTCTGGTGAATATGCTATTGATCGGTATGTAATCTTTAATTATGAAGAACAGGTCTGGTCTATTGGGCAATTAACCCGTACTACTTGGCTAGATGAAGGAATTTTTAGTAGTCCTATGGCAACTTATACTACAGCTGATGTAGGTTATTTATATAATCAGGAAACAGGTAACGATGCAGATGGGTCTCCTATGGATAGCGTTTATATTGAATCAAGTGATTTTGATATAGATCCTGCTGGTGAAGAATTTCAACAAATTCGTCGTATTATTCCCGATATTAAATTTACAGGTGATGGAGGTACAGGACAAACTATTAATATCGTATTAAAAAATAGAAATTTTCCAGGTGAAAGCCTTTCTACTAATTCTACTAATACGTGTACTTCTACTACGACACAAATCAACACTCGTTTACGAGCAAGACAAGCAGCATTACGCATAGAGTCCGATGATGATGGAAGCACTTCTTCCAGAACAGGGGTAGGGTTTAGAGTTGGGGCTATGCGTATGGATATACGACCAAGTGGCAAACGCTAATGGCTAAATTATTAGAAACTAAATTACCCATAGCTATAGGAGAACTTTCTCCTGATACGTTTAACCGTTTAGTTAGGGTTTTAGAGCTAAGTTTAAATAAAGTAGATATTGATTCAACGCTTTCCGTTAATGAAACACAACGCAATAATAATCAATTTCAAGCAGGAGATATTATTTGGAATTTAGCCACTAATCAATTACAACTTTGGACAGGAGCAAAATGGGTAGATATATATTCTGGGACAGAGCGAGGGGTCGAAGGCGTCAGTGGTTTAGGAAAATTAACAGTTGCAACCAACGGAGCAACACAAGTACCTATATTATGAACATGGATAGTTTAATACAAGAATTAATTATGGACGAAGGTTTTAAATATGAAGTGTATGAAGATCATCTAGGTTTTCCAACATTAGGGGTAGGTCATTTAATAACAGAGAAAGATGAAGAATATGGTAAACCTGCAGGTACTCCTATTTCAGAAGAGCGTATTCATGAATGTTTGAAGCAGGACATAGAGATTGTTTGTGAAGAGTTAGATAGAAATGAAGCGTGGTGGAGAGGATTAGACGATACTCGACAACGAGTCATGGCTAATATGTGCTTTAATCTGGGCTACCCACGGTTTAGTGGCTTTAAGCGTTTTCTAGCCGCTATGGGGACTTCACAATGGGAAACCGCAGCCGAAGAAATGCTGGATAGTAAATGGGCAACTCAGGTAGGGGCAAGAGCACGCAGGTTACAACACCGAGTTTTACATGGAGATGTTTGAATGTACGAGTATAAGTGCCAAGTTAAAAGAGTGGTGGACGGTGACACTATGGATGTTATTCTTGATCTTGGCTTCGATATCCATCATGTTGTTCGGGTTCGTCTGGCTGGTATTGATACGCCCGAGTCGCGCACTCGTGACCTGGATGAAAAAGCACGAGGTAAGCTTAGCAAAGCTTTCCTTAAAGAAGCCATTAAAGGGAAGAAAATTGTATTGAAAACTAAAATAAAAGACGCTAAGGGAAAGTTTGGGCGTGTAATAGCGGAAGTTTGGGGAGAATTTGAAAAGGGAAGTTTACGCAACATTAATGAATTAATGATAAAAGAATGCTACGCTGTAAAATATAATGCTGAAAATAAAGCCTTAGTACAAGAGGCACACCTGGCGAATCGAGCTATTTTAATAGAAAAAGGAATTTTTATTCCAAAGGAGGATTTATGAAACTAGGTATATTAAAAAACATAATAGCCACGGTCGCTCCGACCCTTGGCACTGCATTAGGTGGTCCCATGGGGGGTATGGCGGTCAATATGATTTCCAAAGTCCTGAAGATAGACCCTGCTTCTCCCCCTAAAAAAATGCAGGCAGCTATGGAAGCTGCCACTCCTGAGCAATTAGCCGAGCTTAAAAAAGTAGAGGGAGAATTTGAAGCCCGTATGAAAGAGTTGGACGTAGACCTGTTTAAACTGGAAACAGCAGATATACAAGACGCCAGGAAATTTTTTTCCAAGGACTGGACGCCGAGGATCTTCGGACTTGCTGCTCTGTTCGGTTTTATCGGTTACATATTTTTAGTGACTATACAGCCACCAGACGCAAATTCTGACACCATAGTTTCTTTGGTATTAGGCTATATGGGTGGACTGGTAGCGGGCATTTCCAGTTTTTATTTTGGAGCGTCAAACAAACAAGATGAGTAAAGATTGGCTAACTTTTATAGCTCTTTGGTTTTTTATAGGTTTATTAGGAATTTTTTCTCTTAGTTTGCCTGCAGCAGAAAATGAGCCAGAAAACCCTGACTGTACTGCGGGTACTGAGTTTTGTGAACAAAATTCGTTAGATACAACAAATAATACAACGACCAGCAATACCAACGTAAATACCAATAATAATACGAATACTTCGACGTCGACTGCAACCAACACCAATAATAATACGAATAATACAACCACGACAGCGACAGCGACCAATACTAACAATAACACTTCGACCAATGCCAATACCAATGTAAATACTTCGACAGCGACCACGACAGCAACTTCGACCAATGCCAATACGAATAACAACACGAATGTCAATACGTCAACGTCTAATTCAACAGTAACTTCGACTGTGAATCAAAGTGTTGCCAGCACCTCGACAACGGACAATACCAATACCAGTGTCAATACATCAACGAGTACGTCTGATAATACCAATACAAATGTAAATCAGTCCACCTCTGAGTCTAATGTGATAACGGACAATACCAACACGAATGTTAATCAGAGCACAACAGAGAATACCAATCGAAACATTAACGAATCCAGTTCCATACAAAGAATAGAACAGGACATAAAAAGTGAAGCACCGCCAGCCTCGGCAATCGCTCCATCAATAATGTCGTATTCCCAGGACCTATGCACGACAGGGCGTTCTGGAGCTTTTCAAGGTCAAGTGTTTGGTATTTCAGGAGGCAGCACTGTTACTGATGAAAATTGTGAAAGGTTAAAGCTCAGTAAGTACGTTTTTGATATGGGCATGAAGGTTGCTGCACTCTCAATTCTCTGCCAGGACCCACGAGTATTTAAAGCTATGGAAATGGCTGGCACTCCATGTCCTTATTATGGAAAAATAGGTAAGGAAGCAGCATTAGGGTGGCAAGAAAATAGAATTGAACGACCTGATTACGAAGAAGAGAAAGCTATGTTTTTAAAGAAATGTGCTTTAGACAAAAATCCAAAGGAC